TGACTTAATGGTACTTTCTACAGGACTATATTTCCAACCACCAACATACGTCTTAAACGTCCCCTTTGATAGAATTAAAGTAACGTCTGTTATGGAGTCTAAAATTTTAAGATATGTTGTGTAATAAGACGAATATTGAACAACATATCCGATTAACCCTCCATAATACGACCCTGACCCAGCACTATCTTTTATATACACAGATATGTATTGAATAGTAATATACGAACCAGTTTTAATTTCAACTTCTCCTACAAGCCCACCTAATTTAGCCACGGTGTTAGAAGTCATCAGTTCGTCAATAATACTGTTCACATTGGTTATTGTAAGAGAACCAGTGTTGTTACAATAACCAATACAACCGCCAGTCATTTCCTTATTACTACGAATGTTTGTTTTATATATATTGGCATTATCTATTGATAACAAATTATTAGAATATCCCACAAGCCCTCCAAAATAAGTTCCCGTAGTCGAAACAGTTGTACTGCTTGCATAAACAAGTTCTGAATTATCAATAGAAATATTATTTAAATATAATTTATCTCCATTGTGTCCTACCAAAAAAGACGCATAAGTAGCAGAGCTATCTGTTATCATAGCGTTATTCATAAATAAATTTTTTATAGTGACAGTTAAATTGTATTTACCTATATAACCAAAAAGACCCAAGTATTTTACACCCATACCTGTTACCGTGTTATCTATTGTCATGTTTGAAATAGTATGATACTGTCCATCAAACGTACCATTAAAAGAATAGTTTTCTTTACCAATAGGATACCAATAATGAGCAGATAAATCTATGTCAGCAGTTAGCTGATAATATTTATTTCTATAAGTTGTATTGCTATTTACTAAATAAGCCATATAAGCTAATTGGGCAGCATTTGAAATTTGATATGGAGAAGATGAAGTCCCACTGCCACCAGCAAAAGATGATGCTTTATAATCTGTCCATAAACCCGTTGCCATTATTCTTCACCTCCCATTAAGATGGTATTTTAAACCATATATCTCCTACCGCCATATTACTTGGTTGTGAACTTGCCACATGGATTTTAGTGTTGTATCCAGTAGTTGTTCCTACAACTCTATATGAAGTGCTGCCTTGCATATACACAGGATAAGATATTGAGCTACCAAGGTATATAGTATTACCCCTGTAATATGATGTAGTTGAACTATCGCCGAAATAATTTGTTGTAGCACTTGAACCGAAATAGTTTGTGGCAGCATATCTTCCGTAATAGTTGCTAAGATTTGTCTTATAAGATGAATTATAACTACTACCAAAATGATTAGTTATTGTAGTTGTATTGGCACTATTTCTATAACCAAAATAGTTATACATTGCAGTAGCTCCACCTTGTTCGCCGAAGTAATTTGAACTTGAATTCACTCTTAGTAATTTAAGGTTACTACTATAACTTGACAAGAAACCATATCCTGAAGTCAAAGTTGTATTACCAGATAAAGTACCGCCAGATGTTTTAAGGAAATCAGACGTACTTGGGATATCAGACTTAGTAGCTATTTCATTGCCATCGTAATACCATTTGCCACCCTGACTACTGGATATATACAATGGGTCAGTAGCAGAAAATTCAAATCGTTTACTGCTTGTATTATGTACCATATAGTAAACAAAATCAAATCCGTTATCAATATTCTTTTGAAAAATATCATTAAGTCCTGATGTGATTTCAGTTAATGAAGCATATCCATTAAATAAACCTGTATCGGAAAATACTACATCACCTGTTAAAGTTAAATTACTTAATGATAAAGTTTCAACAAATTCAAATTCAGCAGGAGCTGGAGATTTAATGGAACTAAGAAACATAGACGCATCGGCACTTAAAGTTTCTACACAAGCATCGAGGTCTGTTTTGTCGCTTGCACTCATCAACCCTGAACTTGAAGTAGTAGCATTACTATATGTTTTTTCAGTTCCCCATATAGCAGTGCCATCTGCCGACCATTTCAATATTTGACCTGATGAGCCTCCACTTGGTATGTGTTTATTGCCAGATGTAGTGGGGTGAGAGTAATTATTGGCATTTTCGTCTATACCATCTAATTTAATCTTATCAGTAGACAACATTAATCCATCATATTGTTCATTAACGGGATCTGGCAAATCATTAAAGCTTACTATTTCATTTCCGCCATAATATACTGGAACACTTCTATTATCAATTTCAATAATTTTATTATTAGAAGAATTCCATTTTAGAAGATTAAAAAAATTGTACTTTGCCGACGACGTGTCTAGAAAAGTTGAATCCAAAGAATCTACTGTAGATTTATCTTCCTTGCTCATCAATCCGTCAGTATCATTCGTAGCATTTGACGGAGTATCAATCAAATCGTTATAACTACCTGTAAAAGCAACTTTTTTTAAATCAGAGAACCATTTTTGAACTTTACCAAATAAAGT